GATTAACGTAGAGAAATCACGCTATGTAAAAGAAAAGTCTAAAATACCAATCACTGTCTCATGGGAAGGTGGCGTTGAAGATTATAGTGGATTACTTGATGTTGCCTTAGCAGGTGGTTATGTTGCAAAACCATCGAATGGGTGGTATTCTGTGGTTGACCAGACAACCGGTGAGTTAGGTCCTAAGGTTCGGTACGGAGATACACTCGGACAGTTTTTCTGGATCGACATCTTTAATAAAACAGACTTTAAAGAGTTTGTCAAGAAACAATATTCTATTGGTTACAAATCAGAAGTATCAATGGATGAGATTGTAGAGGAAGTAGTATGACTGTCACTAGCGACTTTTTAAAAGAAGACGTAGACTTTGTTATAGAAGAAGAAACAAATCCTGGAGAAGGCGAAATGGAATTTAACGTTCGCCTTATCTCAGGTGATTTTATCGAGACCTTAATTGGATTTAAAAATCTAAGAATGATTGATGATCCAGAAGATAAAGAAGAGTTTCAACTAGCATTTGATTTTGCTATTAAGTCAACACCAGATTCTGAACTAACTGAGAAAAATAGTGGTTTACAAAAGGTCGCTGGTGATGTATTATATACATTATTCCAAGAAGCAGAAAAAGTGAAAGCAAAAGAACTTGAGTGACAATCTACAACAAACCATACTAAGAAATGTATTGACCAATGAAACTTACATGCGTAAGGTTCTACCGTTTATACAGCCAGATTATTTTACTGGCATTTATCAGAAGATGTTCAAAGAAGTGGCATCCTTTGTTGCGAAGTATAATAAGCTTCCAACTGAGGAATCTTTTCGTATTGAGGTAGATCAATCTGATCGTTTTGCAAATGCAAATGATTATACCGAAGCCTCATCTATAATTCCTGATATATTTAAGATAGAACCTATTGATGAGAAATGGCTTGATAATACCACTGAGAAGTGGTGTCAAGATCAGGCTGTACATAAAGCTGTACTAGAAGCTATTACTGTCATTGATGGTAAACACAAAACTCTATCTAAGAATGCATTGCCTGATTTATTACAGAAAGCTTTGGCTGTATCATTCGATACAAACATCGGCCATGACTATATTGAATCATTCTCTGAAAGGTTTGATTTCTATCATGCACAAGAAGAAAGGATAGAGTTTGATATTGAAAAACTTAACCTCATTACTAAAGGTGGTCTACCCAATAAAACACTTAATATTGCTTTGGCTGGCACTGGTGTTGGTAAATCTTTATTTATGTGCCATGTTGCTGGCAGCGTTCTAGCGCAAGGTAAGAATGTCTTATATATTACAATGGAAATGTCAGAAGAACGTATCGCCGAAAGAATAGATGCTAACTTACTTGATGTTCCATTAGATCAGATAAATAACTTATCATTTGATATGTTTTCTAATAAAATTGCAAAACTTAAGAAGACGACAAATGGTAAGCTGATTGTAAAAGAATATCCAACCGGTTCTGCACATAGTAATCACTTTCGTGCATTACTCAATGAACTTAAACTAAAGAAGAAGTTTGTACCTGATATGATATTCATAGACTACTTGAATATCTGTGCATCTTCTCGTATGAAAGCAATGGGAGGATCTATAAATTCTTATACATACATCAAAGCAATTGCTGAAGAGTTACGTGGTCTGGCGGTCGAGTTTGACGTTCCGATCGTATCTGCAACTCAGACGACGCGTAGTGGTTATAGCAGCTCAGATCCTGGCCTTGAAGATACGTCCGAGTCTTTTGGATTACCCGCAACGGCGGATCTAATGTTTGCATTAGTTTCTAATGAAGAGTTAGAATCACAAGGGCAGATTATGATCAAGCAACTTAAGAATCGTTATAATGATCCTGCTGCACATAAGAGGTTTGTGGTAGGTATAGATAGATCTCGTATGAAAATATTTGATGTGGCTGAGTCACAACAAAACTTAGTACAAGACGTACCAGTCTTTGATAATTCCACGGCACAAGAGAAATTTAATAATTTTAAAATGGAGTAAATGATGAAAGGAATAATCTGGCCTTTATTATTTTGTGTATTTGTTATAATTATATTACCTTTGTCATTAGTAGACAACGCTAAGTATTGTAAGCAAAGTATTATACCTTGTTACCCATGGGTGGAGCCAAGAGAATGGGAGTAGATCCTAGAAAAGATGCACTTGAAGAAGCTGAAAAAACCTTTGAAATGTTTATGGAATGGACTAAGAGAGTTGTATATATAAGCATATTCTGCTTGTTAGTTGCTGTCGTAGGATGCAACAGCGGAGTCGATGGAACTCAAGGTGGTTATAACGGTGAACAATATAATCCTAGTAACATTAATGTAAAGGAAAAAAAATGAGTAAGAAGGTAGAGCCTATAGGATGGGCAAGAACTCTTCTAAGTGCAAAAGATGCATGGAAAAGTATAATGACTATTAAGAACTCTCCTCTTCGTGGCCTTCCACCACAGTTAGGATTGATGGTATTTTCAATACTGTCTATAATGTGGAGTGGCATCTTTGCAGCTATAATAAATAACCCATACGCATTTGGAGTATCTGCAGGCGGACATTTATTAGTGGTCTTTGGTATCTTTATTACAGCCATAGTATATGATAGCGCAGAAAAATATACTGCACCACAAAATTATAACATACGTGGTAATGGTGGCGAACACGAATGAAATGGTTAATAGTGTTAATTACACTTAATACTCTAGACCCATGGGGAATAGAGACTTTAAAATTTGATACTAAAAATGAATGTATTGAATATGTAAACAATGCAGAAAATCACGGTACGCTAGCTATTGAAGTAATAGCAAAGGGTGGATTCAACGATAGGATAGAAGCTATAATGTGTCTACCTGAAGGAAACGATACAATAAAAAGAAAGTATGATGGCTGAAGAAAAAGAAATATATGTTACTAAAGATCTAGTATCATGTTCAGGTGAGCCACCTGGAGATCATCCACTAGTTTATATCAGAGTTCCTATAGGACAAACTGTTCAATGTGGATATTGCAATATTAAATTTATAAGGAAAAATAATGGCTAAAGTGATGGTTGGTACTATATCAAGTACCTGGTCAAAATCTAAATATAAGAAAACCTCTCAAGGTAATGGAAGTATTAAATCTTCTTCTATGAATAAATCAAAGAAAAGAAGTTACAAGAAATACCGAGGACAAGGAAGATAATGCGTGCACGTCTCATCTCATACTCACAACCTGTACGGCATGTACACTCAGGCGAACCAGGAATCATGGGATTGGAAAACATCCAAGACCTCGTCTCGTATTGTGCCCGCGTCTCCAATCCATCGAACCAAGCTAACACCAAAACAACGTCAAAGTTACTTGGATATCTCATCAAGAACAAGCACTGGTCACCATTCGAAATGGCATCAGCCTGCATCGAAATCGAAACAACAAGAGACATTGCAAGGCAGCTCCTCAGACATAGATCGTTTTCATTTCAAGAGTTTTCTCAGCGGTATGCTGATATCCGGGATCTTGATGATAATTTTGTAGTTAGAGAAGCTCGTTTACAAGATACTAAAAACAGACAAAATTCTATTCAGACTGAAGATGAAGAATTACAGCGCGAATGGGAGAGACACCAACGTCGTGTAATATTCTTCTCAAAGCAAGTTTATAAATGGGCTATAGATAATGGAATCGCAAAAGAACAAGCAAGGGCTGTTCTCCCTGAAGGTAACACTGTCTCAAAGTTATACGTCAACGGGACTATTCGAAGTTGGATACATTACGTTGAATTACGATCAGACAATGGTACACAAAAAGAACATATGGAATTGGCAACGGCAATTGCTGAGTCTATAACACAAATCTTTCCAACAATAAAGGACTATGTACAATGAACAAACATCTTCATACATACTACGCTGATGCTCCTAATGAAGGGCAATATTGTGAGGTTCACTTTAACTTTAAAGAGGAACATGCTTATATTACATACCATGAACAAAATGGTACACGTTTTGATAGCGAAGAATTTCCAGGTAAGTCGTTAAGGTATGTAGAAGATGCAGCAGAAAATTGGGCTTTAGGCATAAAAAAGTTAAATTAACTGTGTACAAACGTTTTGTTTTGTGATAGAATATAAATTATGAATAAAACAATAAACAGAATTGGTGGTATTTTTTCTGCGGTATCTATTATTGCCGTAGCGAGTTGTGCGTGGATTGGCGTTGTAGACTTCAAAGAAAAAACAGATTGTATGGCTGCTAACATATATCATGAAGCAAGAGGTGAGCCTGATGAAGGTCAATATGCCGTAGCTCATGTTGTTATGAATAGAGCAGCACACGAACAATTCCCTGATACAGTATGTGATGTTATATTTCAACCTAAGCAATTTAGTTGGACACACACGATAAAAGATCCACGTCCACGTGAATATGAAGCTTGGAAAAAAGCACAAAGAATTGCTAAAGATGTTTTATATGGTAAATCAAAAGATAATACATTTGAGTCAATATATTATCATGCGGATTATGTAGATCCTTGGTGGAGTAAAGCAGACGGAATGAATATGGTACGAACAATAGGTTCGCATATTTTTTATAATTATGATGGAGTTTGGGAATGAATATAGATTACAAATTTAATGAAGCGAATCTAATTGATGAGTTTAAAAATTATATTGATGAAACATATAAAGGGCATTATGCTACTAATAAGTTTCAATCAACTGAAGTGATTATTGAACGTGGACATGGTACAGGTTTCTGTATGGGCAACGTTGATAAGTATTCAAACCGATATGGAAAGAAAGGATCACGTGATGATGCTCGTAAAGATCTGTTAAAAGTATTACATTATGCTTTGATACAACTTTATGTGCATGATAACCAACTGTGATATAAATGTCACACTCCCTTAAAATATTTATTACTGTATACTTAACTTTAATAAATATTATTGTAGACGTTATAAAGATGGTATGGACCTCGGGGCAGTACCGAGCACCTCCACCAATTATGGGGGTGAAATAGGATCGACATGGTATCTAGTTTACAGAACACAAATGCAAACAATAATTTTGCACCATCTGGATTTGCGCTAGCCGCATAATCACAGGGGGTTGACCACTTACCTAGCAACAGAAAAGTGGTAACATATAAGAAAGGGGAGATTATATGGAAATCTTAAACAAAGTTAAAACATGGGCAGGAACACTTGCTGAGGTCGGTATTTCGATAGCAGCACTTATGATAGTAATTGAGGTCTTAGGCCTTAGTTCATCTGTTATGCCGTTTCTGCCAACTGCGAGCGTGATAACTAACGTTAGCGGAATAGTAGCAATGTTAGGATCACAGGGACTCGTAGGTTTAGTGGCCGTTTGGGTACTCTATGAAATCTGGAATCGTAAATAGACAACAAAGGAAAAACGATTATGAAAATTGCAGCAACACTAGCAGCAACTCTTATTATGGCGTCCTCAGCAGTTTCTGCTATGGACCTCACAGTAGCTGGTCAGACTTTATCCGCAGGCGGAAAAGCTGACTTAAATTATGATACAGGAACTGAGCTATGGGCTATGGATTTTATTCCATCAGTCGGTATGAATGCTTGGGGAACTGACTTTAAAGCATCAACAACTTTTGATGTTATTAACTTGAATGCAGGTGACGTATTTCAGGGAGTAGATCTCGAAGCGGGATATACAATCGGAGGTACAGGTCTACGCGCGTACGGAGAAATCGGTACAGATGCAGATCTTGAATTCGGCGATGCAACACTCGGCGTATCATTCGCATTCTAATTCAGCAATTACGCTGATACATAGGGGTAGGAGCCAGAAATAACCTCGCGGGGAGCCACGGTCAGCTCCCCATTTTTGTTTATAAATATTGTTATGAATGTAATTATTTTAGGAACTAAACGAAAACTTCTTCCGGTATATAATTACTGCAGAGATAAAAACTATAACATATCTGTTATGGGTAATCCTAAAGCTAATCACGAAAATGATACAGATATTCTTACCTCAATAGCTACAAATAGTATTAAAATAATTCCTGACATAATTATAAACATGAAAGAACACAGTAATTATTTAATTAAAGAAACTAGATTGAATGAAAAATTTGGTTTAAATGGAAATTATAATAATAGATTCTTTTGGAGTAAACAGAGTCAAGATAAAACATTTAAGAGTCTTAACATACCTACTGTACCCAATGAGTCAAACACTGTAATTATAAAAACAGATATGTCTGGTGGTACAGGGTTTAAAGTCTGTAATAGAAAAAAGGCTCATGGGTTTTATCAAGATTACTTAGATATAGACTATATAGTATCTTGTCATTTCTATAGTGATGGTAAGACATGGTATCATCTTAATAATCATAAAATATGGTACGAAGACAATTGTCCATCAAAGTCAATAACGCCGTGTACTTTAGGAGAGGACTATAATATAATTGATGAAAGTATTAAGAAATTGTCTAAACATTTACATATACACAATAAGCTATTTGGGTGGCAGTTTTTAAAATCTAAAGATGGAAATCTGTATACAATTGATTTTAATCTAAGACCTTTTGGTGGATATGACATGGGATCTTATGATACAGATATTAGTAAAGAAAACTGGTGTGATTACATATTCGGAAACATACCGCCAGTATATATAAATTACTATAGTCGAGTTATGTGCCATTACAAAGAGAAAAGACTTTTTGGTTATAGTCCTATCAAGAGGTTAAAAAACAATATAGAACAAATGAGATTTAAAGTGAAAAGATATGACAGTATACTCTTACCCGTTTAAAAATGATAAAGAATGGCAAAAGTTTTGGAAATGTTTTGATAATATAGAACGCACAGAAATTATAGAAGTAAAAAGTAAATCTGTAATTAATAATAAATTTATGAAAGCAAAAGTTTATTATATTACAGGAACCTTTGCTCGTAAATGGCGTGGCCTAAAAGCTGACAAACAACCATATACTTTTCAAATAGGCGAACATGATAATTTTCATGGACACTTTATTAATTGTGATATTACTGAGCTCCTAGCAAAAAATAATTTATGCCCATGGAATGCGTCTAGTCATTGGGCTTCAGCTAGCTGTGTAAGTTCTGATAGAACAAAAGAAATACATTTACCAACAGTAGAAAGATCTGAAACAGATTGTTGGAAACCATTATGGGAAATGATTCAAGGTCTACGAAGATACGACGGTAAAGATTTAAAATCTATGGCTATGCATAGATATTGGGATGTAGATAATATGCATTGGGTCGGCCCTTTTGCTATTGGCCACTTAAAAGGATTAAATGAGTTTCAAGAATATCATCAGTCTAGATTTTTAAAATTTATACCTGATAGAGATGGATCGAAAGGCAAAAATAAAGTAATTTATTCAGATGGAAACTATGCCGCATTAATGGGACATCCGAGTATGACATGTACTCATAAGGGTGATTATTTTGGATTTAAAACTGAAAATAAACAACCAAGATTATTTGTTATGGATTTTTGGACATGTAGGTCTAATACATTAGGTGAATGCATAGGACCGGTATTAGTAGACAACTGGTGTCAAATTGATATGATAGATTTATT